CACCTGAAACACATCTTCGATGATTGTGCGCGGATCAAACCGCCGCGACCAGTCAGCCCAAACAATCCGCGCCTTGTGTTCTTTACCCTCGGGAAGAGAACCGGGCAGGCGTGTGATACGCGTGATGGTACCCGCGCCGGGGTCGCACATCTCGCCAGCAATGGCGCTACGCTGAATTGTATCGACTACCTCCCGGTCGCGCTCGATCCCGTTGAACAGGTAAATCCACTGGCTCGATCCGGGCTTTGTCTCGATGATCGCCGTAGGCTTAACAGGTGGCGCTTTCATCAGGACACCGTTTTTCGTCTCGCCTATGTCATCCAGCACAACGCCGATTGCGCCGGTCCAGTGCTCTTTATCGCGCCGGAATACTGGCCCGTTATTCTCAAACAGAGCGCAGCTGAAATGCGTGTCGGCACTACGTATCGCCCGAAGCGGCCACGGCCTGGCCAGTTGATCGAACAATCCAACGGCTAAGCTTTCGGTATCCGACGCCGCGTATAGATCGCGGCTGAACACGTTTTCAAGAAAGCCTAGCGCATCGAATTCGCGCGGCGCAGGCATAGTCACGGCCTGAGCCACAGGCATTGTCTTTTGAAAAGTCATGGATCAACCCTCGCGCTTGAGGGTTTTGGCGATGATCGGCAGATCAGCTTCGCGAACGTGCCACCGCTTGCCGACACGCACACCAGGCACTTGGCCAGCCACAACGGCCCCCCAAAGGCGTTGATATGATGTCTCGCATCCGTATGCTGCCAACGCACGGGGCGCGTCTGTGAGGGTGAGGGTAGAATCTTGCATCGGCTTCAACCTTTTTGGTCAAAACGCCTTGCCAAGGGTGCCACTATTACCTATTATGGTTTCATCAGTTGGTGGCACGTCCTGCAAAGACGTTGTTAAAACTTGGCCCGTGCTCTTGGTTCAACAGAGCGCGGGCCGCTCTATGTCTAGCGTAGCGATGCTCGACAGCCACAACATGCAGACTATATTCATCATTGGCAACACATATCTTTACCCGAACGGCCACCAGCGCCGTCTTTGGGGTGCCATAAGCAGCGGCACGAGCTGATCCAGCCGCTTCCCCCGCTCATCGGCCAACGCTTCAGCGACAGCTAGGTCAGCCCGTAGCCGCTCATTTTCCGCTTTAAGCGCGTCGTCTAACCCCCTGTCACGGTTTGTTAATACTTCCGGCAATGCTTCCACCCCCGCAGCCCCGCGCAGCGTGTAAAGTCGGTTAAGTTCGGAGGTGTCAATCATCCAATGGTTGTCAGTGTCTTTTTCACCACTGATCTTGCCATTTTTAAGATGTTTCTGAATGGTAGGCCGCGAAGCACTGTAAACCCGCGCCGCCGCGCTCACGCTCATTTTTGCCATGGTGTCACCCCTGTCTGGTAATAGGTGTTAATAGCACACCGCTGGACAGGCGCGATAGAGGCTATATCCAGAGGCCGGATTCAACCGCAGACAGGCCAAAGGCGGATAACGGGTTTTATGTAACATTCTGCGACGGGGTGGAAGTCGCGGGCCGGTTGTGCTTTTTGGGGTGGAAACAATGGGGGATGTAAAATGCCGGACAGTGAACACATGGAAGTTTTGAAGGCTATCCGCGAGAAACTGGTGAACGCCAGGCGACAAGCCGCCCTCGACTTTGAAAACGATGCCACGGAAGCTGCATATGTCTTCTATCAGAGGCACATAGACGCGGCGGATCGTGCGATAGCCGACGAAGAAAAGTTGAAGCCTAAAGTCGGCTGGTCAGCCGATTGTCTTTAATGGGTGTTGGGCCAGCCCCGCTCTGCAACGTGCTGGCCCTGCGCCGCGCCCAAAGGAACGCAATAGGCCGCGCCTTGTCGGGGTTTACCCACTCACCGACTGACGGGGTTGCTTTAGTCAGACGCCAAGGCGCAACCTGCCCATCTCTTTTGACGCAACACGGTTTCAGCGTCTAATTCGGCCAATTCGCAAACCAGATCGAAGTCAGCAGATCGCAGCCAATCGGTATCACCCCCGCGGGCCGCGTCGATCAGGCCCCGCAGCAAAACCATGCGCCACATGTCACGCATCCAAATCCACCATCTTCAACGCCTCCGATGGATCAACACCGGCCTCTTTCGCCAGCGCCAATGTCTGCACAATCGCACCAAGCGCCCGCGCCCGTCCACCAGCGTCGAAAGCCTGCAATGGACGCATCACGTCCAGCGTGACGGGCTGGCCCAGCTTCTCGCTGGCCTCTTGCCCGATCATGGCCGCAACAGGCATGAGCTGCCATTGTGCGAGGTGCCTTTGTGCCTCCCTCACCATCGGGCCGGTTGTGCTGATATTGCTCAGACCGGGCAGAACACCGAACACCATCTCGATACTGGCCCGCGATGCCTCCAAGGTTTCCTTTGTCATCGCCCTGGACAGATCGGGCGACACATCGCTTGGCTTCAAATCAGTCTGAGGTGCAGGCCCGCCCGCCGCCGTCACATTCACGGATTCGCGCACCAGCATCTTGCCCCGGAACCCCCGGAACCCACGGGCCAGATCGCTCATGTCTTGGTCGGGTGCCTCGGGAAACGGGATGACAGACGATCCAAGCGGCGCGTTGGCATAAACCTCAGACAGCGCAGATTCCATCATCTGCAACAGGCCAGCGGTCAGACGTGCCCGCCGCAAGGGTGACGTGCCGACATATGGCATGGACATATCGGCCCCGATCCGCAGATGCAGCACCTCACCCGCCAGCACCGTTTGCGTGGTGCCGCCGCCGGTGTCAGGGATGCCGACACGGTAGGCCACGGGCTTGCTGTAGCGTGTCGTCAAATCCCAATCGGAACAGGGCAACAGGCCATCGTCGCGGATCACGAAGACAGCCTCGCCCCTGAGCGCCAGAGCGCGGGCCGCAAGGGCCAGGACACGCGGTGTCAGCATGTCGGTGCCTGTCACATCCGCAAGGCTCAAGCCGCCCTCCCACAGCGACACCGCGCCCTGCACCGTGCCCGTCAGTTCGGCCACGCCGTCCACGCCGCTGATGTAATCAGCCCGCGCCTGCATCACTTGCGTGGTGTATCCGGTGCCGCTCGATCGGTGTTCAATGGCAGGTTCTTTTCGCTTAAATGGCCACATATCAAGCCCTCCTGAAATTGCGCAGCAGATCGCCAGCGCCACTGTTCTGCATTGCCTTGGCCACCCAGGTGGCAGGCCGATCAAAGGTTTCCTTGATGTCGTCGCCGATCTCGACGGAATGCGAGGTGTGCGACGGGTGCCCCGCCACCATGCCGGAGTCGCCGATCTCAGCCGAGTATTCAGCCAACCGCCGGAACGCCTCAGAGACAGGTGCAGGCACGTCACCAGCGCCAACCTGCGCCGTGATGCGATAGGTGCCGTCACGCGGCAGACAGATGCCTAGCGGCCCGTCCAGCAGCGTCAGGGCCTCCCATGCCGCGCCGTCCCACACATGCGCCACACGCGACACCACAGGCGTCAGACGCGGGTAGAATTGATCGCCACCGCCGCCCATCAACGTCCACACCACTTCCCGCACGGTCCATCGGTGCGCGGTGTAGGCTTCAATCCGCGCCCAGATCATTGCAGCATCAAGCGCCGCCGCCGCCGTTGACAGGCCAGCGGGGGCGTCGGGATAGTCAGCCGGGACCGCCTCAAATTGTTTGATCAGATCAATCATGTCACGCCCTCCAACGGCTTAAGGTGCGGTGCAGGCCGGTGTCTGGCAGGATCACGCCCCCCGCCGTCCAATTCCGCGCCTCGACTTGCGACTCGGGATATGCGGGCCGCGTCACGACGCTCAACTCATACAAAAGCGCCTGCAAAACCGTCCTGATAATGGCGTTGTGTTCGCCGTTCCCAGGATCGCTGCCCTCATCCTCGATCCGCTCAGGCTCAGGCACCGCCCGCTTGGGTGGCAATCGAAACCCCGGCGATATGCCGACAGTCAGCCCCGCCGCGATGCCTGCCAGAATATCCCGCACATAGGACACCTCTTGCATTTCAGGCGTGATCGTCGCGGTGAAGGACAGCGCATCGTCACTGTCCGCAAGATCCAGCGTCCCCGCGCCACGGCTGGCCAAAGGCTTGTCAAAGGAATGGCCGACAAGAAAATGAATGTCCTCTTTTGGATCATCCACGCGATAGGCGAATGCGCGGGATGCAATCGCCTCTTTTCTTGGCCTGCCGGAACGGCCCCCATCACTGAGGACCGCCCGCTTGTTATATGGAAAGCGGCCTTGCAGCGCCAATGCGCCGGATGCCCGCTTGCGGAGTTCCAGCCCGCCGCTATGACCGCCCCAGAGCATTACTGGATGCCCGTCAGGACGCGGGTTTGAACCGCGCGGCTAATCGTGGTGTCCATCGTGTTCAGAGCCGTCAGGCGCAGGCCACCGGTTTGCGCATCTGCATACGGATCGCGGATCAGATCGACCGCACCCCACAGGCCCACGAACACCGGCGCAACACCGCCCGCCGAGGTTGTCAGCAGTGCTTTGCTTTCGAGTGGCGTTCCAGCCGGGGCAGGCAAGGCGTTGTGCGACATGACAACCGTGCTGATATAGTTTGTCAGCCGCTCCCACTCGGTCACTGCCGTGCCGCTGATGAACGTGCCATCCATCGTGTCCCAGACTTCAGGACGGATCAGCAGGCGCACCGCGCCGGGACCAGTCGCCGCGTTGGCCGTCATGAACGCCACAGCCTCAGTGCGGATAGCCGCCCAGGACGCCGCCGCATCCAAAGCGGTCTCAGCAATGCCCCAAGCCGTTGCGCCGGTGAAGACGCCGGTAGGCTCGCCACTGGTACCAGAGCCGTTGAAGATTGCCCGGTCCATCTCTTGTTGCATGGCGCCCGCCATGTCGCGCCGGATTGCCTGTTCCAGCGCAGCGCCGGATTGCAGCAGCGTCTTGCGGCTGATGCGCATCTGGATGCCAAGCGTGTGATCCGGCTTCAATGGGCGGTCCAGCGTCGTATATGCAGACGGCCCCGGCACGTTGGCCAGTTCAGTTGCCTGCCAACCCGCAGAGATTGCCGACGTGGTGACAGGGGTTTCCTGCCCGCCGGTGCCGATATTGATCATCTGGACGCCCATCTGCGCCGCGACGGACGCAGGGAAAAGGCGTTCGATCAGTGGACGGGTGACAATAGGGTCAGGGGCGCCGCTGGCCACCGTCTCACCGGCGCGGGTTTCAAGCGCCGCGTAGGGCACGGGAATGCCACGATAGCCGCCTTGCGACCGCAGTTCGGTGACGATCTCCGCCGTCTGGCCAGACAGCGCGCGGCCCTCATCAAGGCTCAGGGCGACTTGGCGCATTTCAAACGCGCCCATGATCTCGGTCCATTCCTTTTCGGAACGGGTTTCGAGTTCGGCCCCGGCTTCCCGGCGTTCGGTATCCTCAGACACCAGTGCAGCCCGGAACCGGGTTTCGTTGGTGCGATATTCTGCATCCAGCGTTTCCATGGACCGGGTTTCGTCCGTTGTGGGGGCGTCCTTGCCGACAAGGCCCGCCAACTCTTGACGGATTTCCGACTGACGCCGGGTGATTTTCAGTGACTCAAGCATGGTGATTTTCCTTTTGCTCGGTAGGGTTTCGCTGCATTTCGCGCAGCAGATCGCGCCATTGCTGGCGCTTTGGGGTTAGAGGCTTGTGCCCCACCTCAATTCGGGTTTTGCGGGCATGGCAGGCGCCGCAAAGCATCTGTAAATTTGACAGGGTGTAGGCCAGTTCGGGGTGTGTCTTGACCGGCAGGATATGGTCACATTCCAGCCGCTTATGGGTGCCGCACTGGACGCAAGCCCAGTTGTCACGGTCCAGCGCCTGCATCCGCAGAGCCTTCCAGCGCGGGGCGCGCGTCACGTGCCGTGAGTGCCGTTTGTATTCGCTCCTCATCCCCATGCTATTCTGCCTCCTTTATGTTGCGTCCTGCCCATGATCCGCGCGCCCTCAGCAACCGCCAGAACAGCGGCACAAGCGGCGTCGATCCTGCCCATCGACCGGCCCTTGACGATTTTGGAATTGCCCGCCGGATCAACGAACACCGCCGCCTCGCCAATGGCGTGACGCAACAGCAGGATTTGGGAAACGTGCAGGTTGCCGTCGAACACGAACCGCCGGAACCGCTCCACGTCCTCACTGCCGTCCTTGAACCCCATGCCCCGCCATATGACCGGGGCGCGGTTGCCGATCTCTGCCAGCGCGTCACCGATCTCGGATTGTTTGAACCGATCACAGACAATCGCCGCGACGGATTCACCCTCGACGTGACCGACAACCCGGCGCAGCCATTGCGACATCGGGACGGTTTTCTGCCCCATCAAGGCCAGCTCGCCGCGCTTGTGCATCTGCGAATAAAGATCACCGACAGCATCGGCCTGCCCGCGCGCCTCAAGTGTCGGGACAGTGCCGAACGCGCCCCAGGCTTCCAGCCGCCCCGTGTCTGGCCAGAGATAGGCCGCGGCGCTCATGGATGCCGACTGGCCTTGATCCAGCCCGATCACAACCGGCCCGCGACGGGGTGGCAGATCGTCGGTTTCGCATTGCAGCCATTCGTTCAAATCAAGCAGTGCATCCCGGTTGTCCTCAGACACCCGTTCATTGCGAGACAGCAGGCGGAACCGCGACAGGGCGGAACCACCGCGGGCCAAGGCCAGCGCCG